CCTATAGATTGTTTCGACACAACGAACATCGTTGTTATCGTCTCAATCAACGGTTTAAGGCTCGCTCGACCCTTACAGGTCGCTCGCAACCTTACTCCATGGAGTTCGAACGGATGCGCCAATTCATTTCATATGTTATTGGCAATTCTCCGTCCTTACCGGACGTTTATGACAAGACAGGCTTTGGACCTGGCGCCAACGTTGGCGTGGCGTCCCACCTATGCAATGTAGCTCGAAAACTACATTGTAAGTGGACTGTCACACCAGGCGCACACGTGTATGGATTTGCGGCCGTTATGAACCATGCCCAGGTTAGGGAGATACTCTTTCCTAACCCAGGGGGGTTTATTGACGGCCGTCCTGATGACTATGACCCCTTTAAAGGGCCTTACTCTCAGAAAGTCCAACATGTGGCATACAACAAACTAGCGTTCGTTCCCAAGACCGCGAAGATCCATAGATCCATCGCGATCGAACCGTTGATTAATGGCTTTGTACAGAAAGGCGTCGATGAACTTATGCGTTTGCAGCTTAAGCGCATAGGAATCGACCTCTCTGATCAAAGCCGTAACTCAGAAATGGCCCGTCAGGGGTCATTAGATGAGTCGGATGACAGCTTCGTTACAATAGATTTATCGGCTGCTAGTGATAGCATCTCGATAGGCCTATGTCGCGAGCTTCTTCCCCCGGATTGGTTTGACTTTCTAAATTCAATCCGATCCAAGAGCCTTATCGTGGCAAAGTAGTCCGCTACAATAAGTTCTGCTCAATGGGCAACGGTTTCTGTTTTCCGCTTGAAACCCTTCTCTTTACTGCCGCTTGCTCAGCAAGTGGTTGCGGTCGCCCTGGAATTGACTTCAGGGTTTATGGCGATGACATTATCGTCAGACGCCATACCGCGAACCGTGTGATTCAGTTGCTGGATTACATGGGCTTTAAAGTGAATAAGGATAAGACCTTCATTGAAGGTCCTTTCCGGGAGTCCTGCGGTACAGATTGGTATAGCGGTGTCGATGTTCGACCGTACACTTTAGATTATGCACTGGACTCAGTCCAGGCATTATTTAAAGCTCTCAATGGCATGCAAAGAAACCCCCTTAGTGGGGCTTTCTTTGAAGGTGCTCGTCCACTTTTATTAAGACGAGTTCCTACTGATGTCCGTTTCTTTAGGCCCTTCCCAGGGCCTGAGGACTCAGCCATTACTGCCATTGGCGATGAGTTCCTAACAGCTCAACACACCTACTACCGATTCAGGAATGGTAGTGGCGCGTGGTACTGGAAGGAGCTTATCACTGAGCCTGTCCGAGATCGTGAGATCATCAGATGGGCCAAGATCACCGGTACTCCGGTGTTGTACGCAAC